TAAAATTCTCTTGTTTCAAAATTGAAATAAGGATTCTCTATTTCTTCAGTTCTTAATTCCTCAATAGCTATTTCTCCTATTGGTAAATTAGATATGTTAGTTGTAGCGTATAACTCTTTTCCTTCTTGGTTTACTATTGTATAAATCATAATTTTAACTCGTTATATTAAATGATAATTGTTGAATTGAATCACCACTATTTGATAATTTTCCTGTTGTAATAATCCAATTATTTACTGTTGGGTCAAATGGAGTGGATGAAAATATACCACTACTATTTATAGAATCGTTAGTAGCACTTGTGTTAAAGGCAAATCCAGCTAATGTTCCTCCATTTAAAACAAATGTTCTTTGTGTTTTACTCCAGTTGTTGGATAGCCCACTATTTACATAAGATACCTGAACTGCACCTGCTAAAGTATTGGATGTGTTTACGTATATTCTATAAAATGAAGATGACAAATTTCCTGTTTTAATAGATGAAAAATCTTGCACTTTTATATTATCACTTACAGCAAATGTATTAGCAAGTATTAAATAAGAATTAAAAATAGTTTCCGAAATTGTTCCTGTTATAACTGTACTTGGAACTGTATCTCTTATTATATTAACTACTGGACTAAAATTATTAATTGTAGTTGTTTGAGGTAACGAAACATTTCCTGTAAATGTTGGTGAAGCTAAATTAGCTTTTAAATTTAATGCAGTTTGTGTCGCAGTACTGATTGGTTTATTAATATCTGTAGTGTTATCAACATCGTCAAGACCAACCATTGTTTTAGTAATTCCTGAAACTGTTCCTGTAAATGTTGGGGAGTTTAAATCAGCTTTTCCGCTTATATCTACTGTAACTCCTCCAAAATGATACATCACAATTATTACATCTCCTGGTTCTAACGTGTCTAACACAGTAACCGAATTACTAGTTGTTGTAAATTGTGTTGAGAATAATTGCCTACCATTGACAAATATAGCAAACCCTCCATCTGCTTGTTGGTTTAATGCGAATGTATTACTAGATGTATATATAAACTCGTCTTTAATAGTTTCACCTGTATTTATCACAGGATTCAAAGGGTCTGTATTATCTACTGCTGTTCCTGTTACGGATGCTACACCACCGCCACCACCGCCACCAATATTCGCTAAAGCCCATTCTTTGGTGACAACAGCCTTGCCTGTGGAGTCGGCTGTAATGATGGCATTTGTAACTGATGGAAGAGTCATAAGACCTTCGTTGTCTATTTTAGCTCTTAATGTGCTTATCTGCATATCGGTACCAGAAGGTAGTTTTTGACCTGTGTACACTTCGAAGTTACTTGTTCCAGTTCCTTTACCAGTACCAGCTTTGTGCCTTAGTGTTCCTCCATCAAGGTTTACAGTACCATACTGGTCATTATTTTTAAGCCATATATCAGTTACCCCTGCACCAACTTTAGTTCCAACATAAATACTACCATTAGGTGAGATAGCTAAACTTGGGCATTCTGCAGGTGCAATATTGGCAGAAGATTGTGAAACAAAACTACCTGCTCCTGCAGTCTGTTTGTAAAATGTTCCAGTATATCCTCCTGTTGCCCAAACATCGCCATTTGGGGCACAAGTAATAACACTTGTTCCAATTGCTTGCACTAATATAAAATTACCAGCTCCCCCTGTTTGCATATAGATACCAGTGTCAGCTACCGCATAGACATTTCCATTTGAATGCGATGCCATACCATACCAGTTCCTGTTTATCTGCCCTAGTGCATCAAGTGAGCCTGCGCCTCCTGTTTGTTTGTAGATATCTCCTCCTATAACACAACAATAAATATCATTAGTTGGAGTTACTGTAACTCCATAGTAATTTCTTGCAGTGAAGCCTAAACTAGAAAACGTACTGCCTCCAGAAAGCATTTTATAAATATTGTTCTGATTAGCGTAGTAAATATTATCAGAAATATCAATGGCAGCTTGACGTAGTGTTCCTACTGACAAGTCCCCTATATTTGCAAAATTAGCATCGGCACTTGCTTTTTTATACGCAGTATAATAATTCTCAAAAGCATAAACATCCCCATTTGACTTTACAACAAGCCCAGCAATAGCGTTCATACCAATGCCAGTCTGTTGCATTGCAATGAACTCAGAGGGTGCATAGTTAATAGTTCTTCCTGCGGAAACCGTTAAATCGCGTCCTGTAGATACATTGGAACTTTCTTCTATACCTATATCTCTATTTGCTTGATTACCTATCGTGATATCTTTTAGAGGTGCTGCAGTGGTTCCTATACCTAGATAAGTGCCCGTATCTGTGATACGGCTGGGAGTGACTGTAGTAGTGGTATTGTACTTAGGCAGTGAATTAACTACACCTCCGGTGATAGAAGTCTTAGCGTTTAGTTGGGCTTGTATTCCACTTGTAACTCCATTCACATACCCTAATTCAGTAGCCGTGGTAGCAGAAGCTACGGGTAATCCATTAGCGTCAGTAGCTACTGCTCTGCTTGGAGTAACTGTAGTTTCTTGGAGACTACCTGTGGCTCCTGTAGTTTCCCACTTGTAATTGTTACCGGTTGATATATCCTTCTTGCCTGATATGTCAGTACCGTTGGCAGAGAGATACTCTTTGGTGACAACTGCTTTTCCTGTGGCGTCTGCTGTGATTAGTGCATTGGTAGTAGTAGGGGCTGTAATTAATCCTTTTAATATTGTTGCAGTAATGGAATCGTTTCCTATTGTAACTGTATTGTTACCTGTACCGACAGCGCCACTTCCAATTACTATTTGATTGACGGCTGAAGTAATACTAGCTTGAGCGTCCCAACCTAATATTACATTATCAAGACCACCTGTCAATAGATTACCTGCGTGATAACCTAAAGCAACGTTTCTACTTGAAGTGGATAAACGTAATGCATCATCACCTATTGCTGTATTCTGAAAACCACTAACATTAGTTGTCAAAGCACTTGCTCCGATAGCTATATTCCTGCCACCATTTGTGTTTTTTGCGGCTGAATTACCAATAGCTATAATGTTACCTGTATTGACACCGCTTAACGACATAGCATCTACACCGATAGCTATATTATTATTACCTACTGTAGAAGTTTTTAAAGCGTTATTCCCTATTCCTATATTATTATTAGCGCCAAGAACCGAAGACAGTGCATTAACACCTATAGATACGTTGTAATTTCCCGTAACACTACCTAGATTACCTGCATTAATACCAATAGCAGTACTGTTACTATTTTGGTCTAATTTTAGAAGACCTCTTAATTTTAAAGCACCATCTATATGAACTAAATCAGTTGGTTGGTCTGTTCCAAATCCTGTTCTACCATCATTTTTTACTGTGATGTGAGGATTTGCTTTATCTGGAGCACCTTGTGAATCAACACTGCTACATATATTAAGATCCCCTCTATTTTTTCCACTATTATATATTCCCCAATTTCTGCTTTCTTCAAATCCAACAGCAGGAACATCTCTGTACAATGTTAAACCTGCTTCGGTGGCATTATTATCATAATCTGTTAAACGTAGTAATTCTCCATCAAGTGAAGTATTATTACTTATTCTTACTGGGTTAATGAATGATTTATCTCCTGCAATAGTTTCTGCTCCTGTTTTGTGTACAACATTAGAATCATCTGCTGGAGTGTAACCTATAACTGTTGATATTGTTTCATTTTGCCAATATCCTTGAGTTGCATTGAAACTTAAAATATCACTTTCTATTGGAGAAGATAGTGAAACATCATACAGCCTACTGATAGAGATACCACTTTGAATGTCACAGTATATACTTCCTTGTGATGGATTACCATTAACAACAAGTCCAACTCCTATTATTGGAGTGGGAGCAGTAGGTCTTATATTTGTAATCTGACCAGGTATTGTTGGAGAAACATATAAAATATCACCTTCACTCCAAGTTTCACCTTGTAAAGAGCCTGTAGTATTTATCCCTCTAACTAATCCATTAGAAGTAACAAACCCTTCTTGATTATTAGGTATATCTTCAGTAACTAATCCTAAAGTTGACCTTAGACTTAATCCATTAGCAATTGCTAAATCAACTGATAATCTTTGTCCTTGAGAACCATCTATAATAACAACTTGATAACCTGCTTCCGTTAAAGCAATTCCAGTTTTGTTTACAACTCTAATAGTTGTTTCTTGACCTATTTGTAGATTAACATTACCACCTTTTAAACCGAGGTCTAGTGTGCCATCTTGATCATTCCATCTTAAAACACCTATTCCAGCTGCTCCTGTTGGTGTTTGATCAAATTTAACTTGTCCTGTTGATAGTTGAAACTCTCCTAAATCAACATCAGTAGTTGCGCCTATATATGGTACAAATCCTGTTTGCATTTTCCCTACATAATAATATTTTCCATCTGCTTTAAAAACAAATTCAATTATTTCATTTGGTTTTAATATAAAATTTTGACCATCAGGAAACATAAATGGACGACCAATTCCAACCTCGTTATTTAATATTGTAATATTTGTATTTTGTAAATTTCTAATGGTAAATTTTCTACCATCATATTGTTTTTGACTTACTTGATACCATACTCCTGAAACAGTAGTAATTGTCCCGCTAAGGTCTATAGCGCTTGAATTTGCAAATTTTCCTAAACTAACAAAACCAATAGCACCGCTATTATTAATTTGTAGCGCTGCTTTTTCTGATTTTGGAATATATAAAGCGCTAGTCGTTGGTGGCGCAGGAGGTTCAATAAATGCATCTGTAACAACAAAAAAAGTTGCTTGAATTGTATTAGATAAAATTGATGGGGCTACAGGAGTGCCTAAACTTTCCTCTCCAATTATTCTTTGAAAAGTATTATTAGTATCACAAACAACAATATCAATTCTTGAGTATCCAACTGCTGCATAAGGAATGTTTAATACTACTGAAGATGGGTTTGTATATTGAATATTAGATATTATCCAAATCCAATCCGCATTAATAGTTAAATCTTGAACCAATAAAGTATATCCTGTCTCTTCAAGTATTTCATTTTCAAAAGATAAGTTTATTTTATCCTTTTCTTCTTGAGTTAAATGAAGATATTGATTACCTTCGTTAAGACCAGATAATTGATTGTGTTTTTTGTCTCCAAACGCTGGTAATATAGTCGTTATTTTTGCCATTATATTGTCTCTATTAAATATTCTACCATAACCTTAGAACCTGGGCTTACTGTAAACGTAATCTCCGTTTGATTTAAAGTTGTAACTTCTATATTTTGAGTAGTACCTGCTGAAAAAGTAAACGTATTATATATTATATATCCAGATATAACTATTATTGTTATTGAGTGAAATGTATTTATTGGATACGTAACTATTTGAGAGGATATTGGCTCGTAAATATCTGTAACTAACGTATTGTAGTTAGGACCTCCGTTAGCACACTCATTAACTGCAGCCACTAAATCAACTAATTTCCTTAAATCTGAATTTAATATTTTTTTACAATCTTGAAATGATATTAGTAATTCATTGATTGTTTGGCTTATTTCATTACACTCTATTATCATTTTATTTTTATTTTAATTAATTAAGCCGATTTAAAATCGTCTATTTTTGTAATGTTAGCATCCTACAGGGGTATTTAAACCAATTCCTGACCAATATCTAACAGTTGACCCATTGGAATAATATCCAGCTGGAGCAGATGGCCAACATGTATTATCTATATTTATTTGACTTGCAGTATTCCAAGGATTATTGTCAGTATAATAAGTTGACGGGGTAGCGCTACAGGCTAAAGAAGCTGATGAAATATTATATCCTAATTCTATTGCTGTTGTTATATCACATGGAATACAATCATTATATTCAGATGTTAATTGCGGATCTGGAAGAACTTCTGCATACGTTTCTTTATCATATATATCTAATTCCGAAACGTCACTAAATATTATGTTAATAGTATATCTTAAACCCGTCAATACTTGATCAATAAAAACAGGGAATCCATCATAATCCCAATTAGCAGTTGAAAGTGTAAACGTCATTGGTATATAGCAACTGAAAAATCCTTCAAATCCAGCAATAGCATAACGATCAACATAACCAAAAGAAACTCCTGTATTTATTGTTCTATCACCTAATATCGGAGCAAAGTTTACAACCCCAGTACTAGACATTTTTATGTCGCCGTTATTTAGAGCTGTCCAATTAGTGCAATATGAAAGATTACTTCCAATCGATATGCTTTGCCTGTAAATATTCTTTTTAAATTCATTCATTATAATTTTGTATTACCTAGTAAATAAAATACATTACTAGCACCTTCTTGATCTATAGATGTATTATAATACTGCCCTTTAGATTTTAAACCTATTGGATTTTGTATTGTTGTTCCTGAAGGCACAAATGTTACATCTCCAGTTCCTTTTTGTATAAATCCTACAAATATATTTGTTAATAATCCAGAAGGTATTGTTATATTTATTGGATCAGCTCCGTTATCTATAATTATTGTATAATTATTATCAGCACTAGTTATCAAATAAGATGCTGTTATTGTTTTTTGTAAATTTGATTTATATTCTAAATACTCTTTAGTAACAATAACTTTACCAGTAGATTCAGCAGATATTAAATTATTCGTTATAGAAGGTAAAGTTGCAACTCCATTTAATTTAACTATAAAAGCATCACTTCTTGTTAGCACTGTATAAGTTGGGTCATCATTTTCTAATGTACCATTACCTATAACAAACAGTGGTTTTGTTGATGAAACATTAAAATCTGCTATTTGGAAGTTTATGATGTTTGATGCTTGTCCTATAACAGTACAGTTCATATTTGTAACATCGTGTCCTATGCCAAATAGTGAATTTTGGTATCCTCTGTTTATAGAGTTGTATGCACTTACAAATCCACCTATTGCACTATTATCTACATCACTACCAAAAGATATTGAACCATATCCAGATGACTGTATGTAATCCCCAAAAGCTACTGCTCCAACACCTGTTGCTCCATAAACACTTGACACTGCATCAGAGAAACTCATATCAAAGGCTGTGTCTCCTATTGGACCATAAAAAGTTGCATTTCTACCCCTTACTATATATCCTATTCCGCTTCCTTCGTTAATAGCTTGAAATGGAGGAGTTATAATTGTTGGTTTGTTTAATATTTCAGAAAGACCAGATGTAGAGTTCCAATCTGAATTTATTTGAGAGTTTGATTGTTCTGAAAAAAAGTTATAGACTTTGTTAGAATAAGTTATTCCAAAAGCAGATATTCCTGATGGATATGTGTAATCGTTTGTTCTTAACCCAGATTCAACTCCAACTACTTCTCTCCACTCATATCTAGTTCCCTCTTCTATACAGTAAAATTTAGAGCCTTGCACATAAGTAAAAGCAAGATTATCATTTAATCCTAAATCTACTAACGCAGCTTCGTTTTGAACATACTCTTTTACATTTAAAGGTATTTGCGTAGTTATTTTTAACCCTAATGGTATATTTGAATAGTCTGACATATGTTTTTTATCTTATTAATTATATACTCTTATTTCTAAAGAAGCGTTTACTAATACGTTATTACTATTACTTCCGTTAAAAACAGAGCTTACTAATAATTGACTATCATCCCCTCTAACAATCCCTAAATAAGCATTAGAATTGTAACTACTGTTTAGTAATATAAATGTTTTTGAAGATGCAAATAAATTAAGAGTGGCTAATTGTAAAGTATAATTTCCTACATTATTATAAAGTGATGTAATAGTATCGCCCAATGTGTTCTGCAAAACAACAAGTGTTGGTGCGCTTGTTCCTGATTGTGATATTAAAGCCGTATAAACTTTATAAGGCAATTTAGCATCTACGTAATCTTTTATTGCTTTAACACTTGGATATTTAGTGTTACTCGCTCCATCGGTTGTAACGTTTATTGATTTGTTAGATGAATTTTCTTTTAAATTAGATTCTTGGTCAACATAATCAACTATTGCTTTAGTGTTTGATCCTACATTTAATGGAGTTATACTTTTTGTTGCTGATTTATTTGTTATATCAGTATCTATTTGTGTTTTTAATGCTGTATTTGTCATTATTGAAATGTTTCGTTAAATATTTGATTATATATTCCTTCTCCGCTTACTGATGGTGTTTTTATTTTTATAAACATATCTCCATATGAATATATATTATTTGATACAAATAAAGTTGTATTTATACTATCTATAAATGTTTCAGTAAATCCATCTGTAACATTTATATTTAATGAATTAAATATATCAAATGTTGTTTCTAATTTAGTATCTGTTATAGCAAAACATATTCTTCCTATTAATGCGTACGGTATAGTTTTTCCTGAATTAAAACTAACAAGAGTGTCGCTAGGTTTTGATTTTAAAAATCCGCTATCGTCTACTTTTAATACAACTTGTGCATTTGTAGTATAATAATCAGCTTCTTGCCAATAAAATACTTTTTGATTAGCTGGATATGTATTACAATCTAAGAACTCAGCTTGTATGAATACTGGTTTCGGACTTTTTATATCTTGAGCTAAAACCATTGGCATACAAGTATTTTTAGAAGTAGTAAGTATCCTATTATATAAAGTAGTTAATGTTCTTCTATTAGGTTGCGATAAAGATGTATAGCAAGCTCCTAATAGCTTATATATAGCTTCTAGTATATAAGGGTCATTTGAATTTAGTTTGCCTGTTAAACGGGCTTTTCTATATGTTTTTTCAACCGAACCTATTATTACTGAAACGTGTCCTTTTTCGTTTATTTCTGCCATCTTTATTAAGCTTGTATATATCCGCTACATGTAGTACAATCTATTGGTATGCAATCTGTACAAGGGGTAAGCGTGCAAAGTTTTTGTAACTTAGTTACCATTTGAGACGCTTGAGTGTAGTATCCTATTTGCAGTGCTTTAATAATGTTATCAATTAACATATTGATAGTTATTACCATTTGGTTAGATTTATTTTTATCACAATCTACACAATTAGTTATTTCTAATTCTAGAAGAAAACTAAGTAGACAGTAATAATATGGTGTCAAATTATAAGTAACTCCTGTAACTGGTGATTGACAATCTGTACATCCAGGAATATCTATATAAGTGCTTTCTACTTCCATATAAACAATATCTTTAAATATTGTTAAACCAACATCTGAAGCATCTATAATTAATGTTTCTTTTTCATTTACCTGTAGAAGGTTTGGTGTTAAGTCAATAGCTAAGGAATAATCCTTATAGTCTAGCGTTGTCCATACTAAAATAGAAGAAATATTATAAGCAAGTTCGGTATGAACTTCTATGGCTAGTTGCTTTCCATTTGTTATTATTTCAAAATTATCTATAACTATTGCCATGCCGTGTTATTTAAATTATTATTTAATTTCATATTTTTGCAAAAAAAAAGGAAAGAAGATTTTTTTCTTCTTCCCTTTTAGGTATTATTTAATTAATTATTATACAACAGCTAAGTCAGCTGGTACAGCAACTCTAGTTCCTACAGATGTACGTAGATTAGCTAGAACAGTGTTTGTTGCGGCATTATTAGCAACTACATTAGTAACTTTATCTACAAGCACTGTAAGTACTTTGTATTGACGTTCAACAGATGTTTGTTTTCTAGTTGAGTAATATATAATTTGAATTGTATTATAAATTCCGCTAGCAGAAGCATAATATGGAGTTGCAAAGTCTGCTGGATAACCAGTTTGACGATATACTTCATATTTCATTCCTTTAATAAACCATTCAAAGTTTACAGCAAACTTACCAGTTCCAGAACCAGGGCTAGCAGCAGTAGTTGTAGCTACAGTAACTAATCCAGTATTAGGTGTTGGTTGAGTAGTATCGTAAGCATTTAAGAATGATTTTCCTAAAACATCAAATTCAATTTGTTTTCCAATAATTTTTCCAGGAACTGCTGTTTGAGCTTGTCCAGTAATTGTAAATGTTCCAGCTCCAGTAGATACAACAGCTAGTTCAAAATTACCTCTTTTAATAAGGTTTTTTTGTAAAGACAAAAGTAATCCGTCTTTAATAGCAGTAGTTGTTTCTGCAGATGATCCAGTAACATAAAATCCTTGTATAATTGCAAAGTTTTCAGGAGATAAAGATCCACCATCATTATACAATCTAACTTCAATTTCATATGTTGTATTAGCAATAGCGGTTCCAACAGTAGCTGTAACAACTTTTTGTACTTCTGCAGCATATTCTTTTAAAGTAATTTTCTCAATTAAAGCAGGATCGATGATATCTGAAAATTCATAATCTAATCCTTTAGCTGCGCTTCCACCAGTTTTTTGCAGATATTTAAATGGAAGTCCATCAGCAATAACTACACCACTTTCAGATACAGCTTTAATTTCTTTATCAGAAGCCGTTGCAATAAAAGTTTTTGCAGTAGTCTCAGTAGCAACTGCGTTACCTATAATTAATTCACCAACTTGATTTGGTCCGTACATAATTTATTTTTTATTTATTATTATTCATTTCTTTGGTCTAGCGCAACTTTTGTTTCAAGTCCGCTAGGTTTATAATCTCTTAATGCTAATTGAACCGCTCTATCTATTATTTCTCTTTGAAATTCATTATCCAGTATGCAAGTCTGCTCAGCTGTAACTCCATCTACACTTAATCCTTCTCCAGGAAATTTTGTAGATAAATTTGATAACACTATTGGTGGTGGAAACATTATATATCTTATATGGTACTCTGATATTGTATTTGGGTTTATTAACTCAACAACTCTATCAGTTCCTATTTTAGAAATATCTACTCTCCATACGCTAGAATTATCTGGTTTTTTAAAAGGATTATTTATTTGTATTGAAAACTCATCATGCGTTTTTACAACTACTTTTAACATGTTTCCATTGTGACAATCTGTAGTTGATATTTTAGCATTTTCGTAAACAATAAGAAAGACATCATTTGGTATTTTAAAAAATTTTGAATCAGAATGTATGTGCGAAGCTGAAGTTACAATTTGTGTAGACTTGTGATCTTTGACAAGCTCTCTTAAATCAACTCTTCTTTTTTCTGAATTCTCAAATCCTTTTCTATATTTATTTCCGTCTGTATTATAATTATTTTTAACTAATTCTAATTGTGCTTTTGTAAGATAAACAGATAATTCATAATCATCAATGTTTGGAGCAGACATCGTCGCAATTGCATTATAATGAATTTGAAATTCGTTTCTTATCTCATTTGTAGTCATAATTATTTTTTATTACCAAGCAGTTTAGCCTCTATATAAGACCTAACGTCTTGATGTTTTGGGTTATCTATATATGTAATGGTATTTTCATATGTTGGTATTTGACTGTTTTCACATAAATCTAATCCATCATTAGTAGAGTACTTGTTACCAGTTTTAATAATAATTCCTTTATCAACAGCTTCGTTAATTAAGAATTTTGTATCTAATGATTTATCTTTCATTAACAATACAAATGATTCTGGTTTGCCATCAATAAACTCCTCAACTTTAGTTTGAACCCACTTTAAAGTAGTTTCTTTAGAAATAGGCTTATTAGTAAGTAAAGCTAAAATACTTATTAATTTATCCTTATCATCTTCAATTTTTCCGTAAAGTTTAAAAGCTTCTTTTTTATTATCAAATCCAACTTTCTTTTCTGTTAATTCTTCATCTGCAGAAGTGATTACAAACTGATAAGTTTGTTTTAAATTTCTTTCAGCCCATGTTGGAGCTATATCATTTTTTAAATATGTAAGAATCTTATATGATATGTAATCAATAGGATTGCTAAGTTGTAATAGATTATCGTCTTTATATAAAGAAACTTGATGATCATACCAAAAATCTCCATATACTGATAAATCTAATCCTGTTAAAGCTTCTAAATATTCTTTTTCATCCTTAGTCAATACATTGGCTATAGAATTGTTTTTTAGTAATGGAGCTTGAAATTTCTTCACCGAACCATTTAGCATCCCTCCAGATATAACGTGGTCTTCACCAACGTTAGATGCCATACCTTTTTTTCTTTTAATATACTTTACCGTGATAGTTGTATCAGGTAATGTAAATTTACTTTCTTTTACTTCCATTATAATTCTCCCTTTAGTTTAAAAAAAAGGGAGTGTTTAGAGCACACTCCCAATAAAAGCTCAAGACTTGTAAAACTAAATCCTGCTTTCGCTGTCTAGATTTTGTTCTGTCTTTTTATTATTATTATTATCCTAACAGTGCAGGAATCAATGAAGCTGTACGAGAAGGATCTTTTACCATCGCTCCTGTTCCGCACATAGCAGTCATTGTAGCTGAATCTTCCATCAACTGCATGATACCACCTCTACGTCCAGAGAATGGATCACGAATACCTGCCATATAACCTCTTAACTCATCGTCACCACGTACTTTGATTTTTTGGATGTTTGGCTCTTCCATAGATCCGATATACAAGATATCATATCTGTAAGATTCAGCAACCCCACCATCTGGGTGAAGAATTTTGTTACGAACTTTGTCATCGTACATTGGATCAACTTCCAACATAATATGAATGTTATTAGGTGCTCTCCATTCTGTGAATTGGAATCCTCCTTGGAATGAATTATCGTGGAATTTAGAAGCAACTCCTTTAATTGCGTTTTGGTTGGTGTTATCAAACATTGATTTCCATCCAGAAGCAGCAGCTGTTGCAGCTCTATTGAATTGAGCAGCTCCTCTTTCACCTGTACGCAACATGAATTTTCTTTCGTCAAAATCCAATTTACCTTCTGATAATTCAGAAAGAACATCTTCTAAAAGACGCATTGAGAATCTATTGTAAGAAATAGTATTAGACACTTCCATTTGTTCACGGATACCAGAACCTGCTTTGATTTCAATATTAGAAGCTCCTTTATTCAAGAAACGACCATTTTCATCACGGTTAGTTTTTCCAAACATAATGGTACGAGATTTAATACGTGACAA